ATTTCTAAGAATGGTCTCTGGAAGAATTTTGTTGTTCTATCTAGTACTTCAACTTCTTTAACTTTACTTACAGTATTTTCTGGGTACGCAATCTGTATAAGTTGTTTTTCATTTCTAACTTCTGATTCATTAATTTTAATATCTAAATTTTGTTTGTTTTCTGTATCACCGAACTCACCAACTTTTAATGCCCATTCGTCATAAACATTAACACTACCTGGCACTAGAACTTTATCACTGTTTAACAAAATCTTTAATGCGTTTTGTGTACCTTTACTTCTAATCATTCCCATATAGAAATCATATTGGTCATCTTGTGTAAGTTCAAATTCTCTTAGATACTTTCTTTCTTGATATCCGTATTGTCTTCTACTTGCTTCGTATAATTGTTTTTGTACAGGTACATGTCCAATCTCATTGTATTTGCCCATGTCACTTGCTAACGTATCAAAGTTAGGTAATAGTTCTGAACCTTGTATAATATAACCGTCTGCAGACAACGTTCCTTGCCAATTGGCAGTACGTTTAGATTTAATTTTTAATCTTGCTTGTCTTTGGTTAAATACATCATCGTAAATAGTATCACCAAAAATAGTTTTATTAGATATTAATAAACTATGTTCAATTTCATTTGTGTATAGTAATGCACCATACAGTTGTTTTGTAGGATGACTAATTGTTATTTTAGAACCGTCTCTAGTAATTTCACATTCGTTGGCACCAATCATTCTACCTTCATCATCTAGTAAACTGAATTGTCCTTGGTCAATATCTTTTATAGCACTTACTTTTCCTAGAGGAGCAATAAATGAAATTTTACTTGCCATTGGACTTAAATTAATAGTGTTACCTGAACTCCATTTACCTATACTCCAAAACAAGTATTGTTTTCCTGCGTAAGACCAATCGTTAACATCTGCAATCTCATCATTATAGTCTCCGAAACTATAACCTAATCTTTCTTGATGTCTACCTAAACTTACTAAGAAGTCATATACTTCTGATACTGTATTATATTCTGTACCATACTCTACTCTTTGTATAGTTCCAGTTCCTGTAAGATATAATGTTGCTTCTGCACCACCTACTTGGGGCAATGTGCTTAAACGTTGCCATACAGCAGTATTAGTTACATTACTTCCTGCTGGAGCAACTGCTTTTGCTCTAAAGAAATTGTAACCACTTTTTATAATAGAACCTTCGTTATATTGTACATTGCTATCATACGCAACTGTTTGTATAGGCTCGCCACCTACTTTAACTTGCGTCATAGGACCATTAACATCACTTGTTTCTATATCAAAATATTTCTTAGTACTGTTATAACCAAATACTTTATATGTATTACTTGCTGTTAATTGTATTAATACACCTGTGTAATCATTTGTTGAACTGTAAGGACCAACGTGTACATCTACTTGTAAATCTTCTTGTGGTAATATTAAACTTGAACTATTACCAGTTGTGCTGTAGTTATCACTAAACACAGTCATAGTGTCTTTGTCAACAAAGCCTGCAAACTTATGACCTAATTTACTGTTCACAGTTTTAAACGGTTTAGTAAATTCATCTACAGGATTTAATCCTTGGAATCTTATGTAAGTATCTATGAATGGTGACCACCCTGTGTTAGTCAGCATTTCATTGTTTGTATCTACTGAGCCATGCAAGGTAGCATTTTTAGTTTTATATCTTTTTAAAGATGTATTATCTAATAATTGGTTGGTGTTTGCAGAAGCCCTAATAATCTTTCCTGGCTCTGCAAACACACTGGCAAACTTACCGGGCTTGGTAAGTAAAAGGGCCTCTGCTATTGCAAAGGGATATGCTTCAGAAATTTTCCATGCGTTCTCTACCGGAGCGCCATCTCCAAATTTCCAATTCTTGTTTGTTAGTGTAGAATCTACACTAAATGATGTTGTTAATGTACTTGTTAATTTATAAGTTTCTGTACCGCTTTGATGTGTAGCAGTACCTGTAGCATTAGTACTTTGACTTGTAGGTGTAAAGAAGTATTTAGGACCTACTGTATATGGGTATGCAGGTTTTAAGTCTGCGTCTAATGTTGTTACATAATATCTTGTTCCGCTTGGGAATTCAGGTGTTTCACCATAACGTGAATTAAATTCATCTAGGTCACCTGTTGTAGAACTATATTCAAAGTCCTCAACAAATTCTCCAGTTGGTGTTCCACCTATTGTTGTTCTTGCTGTAGTTTTTAAACTGTATCCACTTTCTAATCTTTTGATTATACTGGTGTTGTCTAATCTATCTGTATAACCATATGGCCCGTAAATTGGTAAACCGTCAAATGCCCAACCTACTATAGGTGAGTGGACTCCAGTTTGCCATGCCATGCCACCAGTTGTCTCTGGACCAGGTGATGCATAACCATATATGTTATCTGCTTTAACAAAACCACCAGCACTATCCATACTCACATCGTTTCTGTACAAGTGAGTGTATGTGAATGAGTTGCTTAATGAGTGTGCGTTGCCTGTACTAGCATTAAATATTTGTGCTCCATTAACTGCAACACCAACTGCTGTTGATCCTGTGCTAGTTGCACTTGCAAAGTCGCCTGCTGTACTATCGCCTGTATTAGTTGTAATTGTGTACTTGCTTTCTTTATCGTCTATAAAGTTTGTATTATCTGCTGTTGGGTATGTACCTACAGTATGATTTACAATATTGTTTGTTGTGATATTAATCTTATCACCATTGCCTAGTTCTTGTACTGATAAGCCATCTACTGTTGTTATAAATGAAGTTGCGTTTGCTGAAGCAGTACCTGTAGTAGTTTCTTCCCAACTAATAGTTTTAGTTGATGCTGTTGTACTAATAATATTTGCTGGTGCTATTAAGTTTCCATTTTCATCAGCAGGTATTTCAAATTTTAATCCTATTCTTCTGTGATTATTATTTGTTCTATATCTATCGTTTGTTACGTTTTCTCTGCTACCTTGTCTGATAATTCCTTCTTCTAAATCTTTCCACATAGGCTTATTAACACTACTATAATTAGTATATGTAGAAGTAATATATTGAGTATCCCACCAAGTTGGCTTCTTAACAAAGCCTAGCATTTCCCATGGATGGGTATGTGGTCTTTCTGTATCATAGCAACTTTCGAATATGCCTCTCCAATAGCCTGGCTTTGCAGTTCCACTATTGTAGTTCCAAGTAAACTCATTTGTTGCATCGTAGTACTCGTTAATAACAAAGTCTACATCATTTCTATTTAAGAATAAATTAAAGTTATTTCTTAACAAGTTATAATAAGTTGTTCTGGATAATCCTGTATCTGTTCTAAAACGTCCAGGTCTTATTGAATGAATATTTAAATCATAATGACTATCTTTTTGTCTATACTCTGCTAATATACTATTCCATATTCTATTTTCAAATTCTAATAATATAAAATCATGTATATCATTTGCGGCTACTGTTTTACTGCCGTCATGTCCTACTACAACATTAATTGACTCTTTAAAACTAGAGTCAGTTATAATTTCAGGTTGTGTTGCAGGATATAATCCCATTGCACTCGGTGATGGAGGAGTTTGCGTACTTTCTCGATTCTTGTCATATATTCTAAATTTAACTGTATTACCAAGTGTTAAAGTAAATGCGTCAGTAAAGTTTACTGTATTAGCAGTTGTTGTACTAGCAATACTATAATCTTTTTCTGCAACTAGTAAATGTTCTATTCCGTCTGAGCCTACATTGTAAACATATAACGTGTTCTCTAATTTAGATAAGTCATAATATTTTGTTAATGTATATGCTTTTTGTAATATGTTATTAACTACAACTTTTTGTTCGTCGTATTTGTCTCCAAAAGCAGTCATGTAACTATAGTCGAAAACATTTTTACCTTGATTGAATGCAATCACACTTTCTAATATAAGTTCTAACATTTGACCATAACTTAAACCAGTTGTGTCATTGTTATCTACATATCTTGTAATTTCTTTTTTAAGTCTGTTTTTATATTTTACATATTCGTTGCTGTTAAATTCTAATGCGTCTCTTATATTAAATTTATCGTTGCTCATTAACCAAGCCGCAATTTGTAAATCATCATCTGTTTGAATAATTTTATCTGCTTTAGATGTATCAACGTCTAAGTTTGAAAAGTTATTTGTACCTAATGGTTCGCCTGTTAACCCTTCTTGATTTTTAATTGTGTTATAAAAATGTTCAAAGTAATCTGGTTGTGCTATACTATTAATATCTAGATTGTTTAAATTACTGTGCCAACTTAAAGGAACATTATAACGTCCTTTCCTGTTAGCATCTAAAATGTATCCTGTTGATGTTTTAGTTTTAATATCTAGAATATCATTTTTACTTAAAGTAAATGATCCAAACGTAATTGCTGTAAATGTACTATTATAACTAAATTCTGTATTACGAATACCGTTTATAAAAACTTTAATACTAGTTTCATCTACTTCTGGTTTAGCAGTAATTTCCCAAATTGTTCTCGAGTCTTTAATATCTGCATCATTGACAATATGCCTATCTTCAACTAGTTGAATTGTTTTCTTATCTTGAGATTTCCAACCTGTTTCTTTTACTATGTTTCCATTAGGAAGTGTTTTTTGATAGTAAACAAAGCCTTGCATATAAGTTTTAGTTGTGCCACCAAAAGGTATATATGAATATAATTCTGTATCTAGATTGTTATCAAACAATATCTCACTAAAGTTGTTGTAGTTTTGATATTTTAATGGAAATCCTAGTATGCTGTCTTTGGTTGCATTTGGTTCTATATTGTCTGCATAACTAAAAATCTTTGTACCAGCAAAATCACTTTTTGGATATATTGATTCACTTTTTAATGCAACACCATTGTAGTCGTATGCATTAAACAAAATAGGTGTATTAACTTTGTCTTTCTTTTGACCTTCTAACCATTTTGTTCCGTTCCAATGATATTCGACACCTTGCTTTCTAGCACCAAACTTAATACTAACCACATCACCAATACTTGCTGTATAACTGTCTTCTGTTAATGTAGCCAATGATGGAATAGCACCGTTACTGCCAATTGTGTATATTTTTTGTGCTATACTTGTTACTTCATTAGGGAACATTATTCTGTTACCCACTTCTAGTGTAACTCCGTCTATAACACCGCCGTTCGGTCTACCTATTATTTCTGATTTCAAACTATCGAATGCCGCAATTTCTACTGCGTCTACACCCGTAGTACCAAAATTAAATAATTCTAAATCTCTATCAAATTCTAAAATAGGTCTTACTGCACGTCTGTTTTTCTTAGGTAAAGAATCGCCAGCATCTAAAAAGTTTTGTCTATGATACCAAAAGTTAATTCTACTCCAAACATTATTATCTTTAGAACCACGTTCCATCATAATATAATCTGGATTTTCTTGTGTGTTATCACTGTCATATGGTTCTATGTCAAATGCCCCTACACCGCCTACAACATATTGTAACATGTCACCAACAGGAGTTACATAGCCATCCCACAGTGGTAAGCCAGTTGTAGAATCTACTTGGTTCATGTTAGTATAACTAAAACCATCTATGTCGACGTAATTTCCTACACCAACTAATCCACCTGACTTCCATCTGGTGTCATCTGCATTGTTGTTAGTGAGTACTAGTGTATCAGTTGCAGTATCAATAATAGTTCTGTCATATAAAATATAATCCTCAGTACTAAATGTTGTAGCAAAGTTTTGGTCTCTATTAACTAGTATAATATTTGAACCTACACCTTCTATGATCCAACGTGATTCATCCATGTAAGTATTTGGTATAACATAATTTCCACTAAAGGAAACAATCATGCCATTTTTAAATACTGTACCATCAGGTGCTGTATATGTTTTCTTACCTATAATATCTTTAGAAATGTTTATAGGATTTGCTGTTGTGCCACTAATTATTTTTGGTGTTGGTCCTGTTGGACTCCAAAAATATTCTTGATAGTTAATGAACTTATCAATATTGATTGGTGGTAAGAAACTGTAAAAGTTAGAATCAAATAATGTGTTTTGATTTTGTTTATCTGCTCCTGCACTTTGTAAAATGTTTAAGAAGTCGTCAAAGAATACGTTGTTTTCACTTAGACCTGACTGTTGATTAATATTATTAACAACTGGTTCTAAACTATATTTTTCTCTATCAGCAGTATTTTCTACTATGTAAGTATCCTTTGGATCAAAAACTGTAAAGTCTTTGGAGCCAACATACGCACTTACATTCTCAATATTTGATTTTGAGAATAGTTGCTCAACAGTTGTATCAAAAAAGTTTTTGATAGTTGTTGTTTGGTTAACTACTGGTAGTTTTGTATATTTTTTATCCGCCACTTAATTTCCTATTAATAGCCTGAACCACTAGATCCGCCTGAGCTTGAACTTGAAGCACTGGTTCCTGTGGTATTGTTTGTTACATCTGCATTTGCTGTTGCTGTTGTTCCTGTACCTGTTTCTACAACATAGTTACCATGATAGAATGTTACACCGTTAGGCATAAAGAACGTTTTACCAAAAAATACATGCGTATGATGTGAACCATTGCCTGCAAAATTTGCCGCCTCTGCTGTTGGGTATAAAGGAAAGTATCCGTCAATAGCATATGGCCCTATGGCTTCTGTGCTATTGTCATAACTGCTAAATGATTGCGTACCAACTGTACTTGGTCTTAAATTATCACTTGTTAGTTTGTCTACTATATCTATGTCTGTAACTTTTGCTGTACTTAAAAATAATTCATCTGACTCACACTTAACTTGGAATAAGTCTCCAAATACTCCGCTAGTACTTTTTGGTACTATAACAATGCTTCCTATTGAATTACCAACTTGTTGATGAATATAACTACTTAATTCTGTAAAGTAGAATGTATCACCAAAATCCCAATTTTCAATATTAAAGTATCTATTAACAGCATTAATAATGTTTGTTTTAATTTCGTTATCACTTAAACTTGTTCCAGGCAATCTTACAACTTTTAATCTTGCTTGTAAATTTTGTTCTGCATCGTCTCCAAATAACATTTTGAATCTACCACTCTTAAATAATAATTGGTCACTTGCAGATTTGAATTGTTCTAATATTGCAAATTCATTTTCAAGTTCAGAACTAGTGGGCTCTTTGGGCCATGCTGTTCCAGGAACATTTAGATATGATTTAACTCTATCATGATATGTTTCTGTTAGTAAGAACATTTCGTGAACGTTACTAATACTTGGGTCTATTCTCATACTGTTATTTGCAATGTGTTGCCACTTAAATATAACACCTTCTTGATAAGATGATTTTGTATTTTGTGTGAATGACTTACCATGTCTTGCTCTATGGTTAGAACTTTCATAATGTTTTACAACTGCTAAGTTTGTACTACTATATGTCATAATATAAACTTTGCCTGTATCTTTTGCATAAACTTTTTTATTATGTAACTTACCACCAATGTTTGTGTTATCAAACGTATCAATGATTGTTTCTTTCTTAACCATATAGTATTCGTAATCTGCTGTATTATAAACTGTACCAGTGTTGCTTGTAGCATCACCTGTTGAGTCGCCTGCAATTTTACTGTAGTCTGCATTAAAGTTTACACCATCTTCTCTTCTTAAATCTAGTATGCCTGCTTTAACTGGTTTTGTATATGTATAACCGTCGAAACTATTATAGTCCTCATAAAGTATAACGTCATCAAGTGCAACAAAGTCTGCAAATTGAATTGGGTTATCAGGACTATCATCGCCTGTAGTGTTTACAGGTGTTATTTGTACTTTTCTTGGATCTGTATATCCGTCTGGATAGTTGAAGTTGCTTACTGCACTATACACAATCGGCTTTGTTAATCTTTCTCTGTCTTGAATATATGTAAATGTTAATTTATCTTTACTTGCTAATCCTGAACTGTCTATACCAAAATGTCGTTTTGTATTAAAGTTACCAATTCTTAGTGTACCTGTTTGTGCAGATATATTTGCATTTGTTACTTCTATATGACCACTACCTACCACGTTACCGTTATTAAAGTTATTAGTATCAAACTGATAACTAACATTACCATTAGAGTCTAAAATATTATAACCAAATGTAGTATTTGTAAAGTTAATAATAATATTACTGGGTAAACTATGTACAACACCGGTGTTATTAGCAATAGTAACGTTTGTATTACTTGTTAAGTCAGCAGTATTAAAGTTAGTACCTAGTTCAATTGTAGCATCTTGTACAAAGTTATTGCCACTAGCATTTCCATCTTTATATAAACCAAAGTTACTTACTAATTTAACTTCTATTTGGTCGTATCTCGTATCTCTATTTTTTAAAGGTATGTCTGTAAAACTTTGTCCTATTTTAGTACTATACCATTTGTCACCAATAAAGTCCGGAGTTGCTGTTGTATCACTCCATTCAAAAGTTTCTTGACTTCTGGACTTATTATTAAGTGTTGTAATTTCTACTGTATCGTATTTTGCTGTTCCTGTAAAACTGTCAACAATTCTATTTTCACTTACATTATAAAATCTAACATCTTCATAACTTTCGAACACATAACGTATGCCCCTAATAGTTACATTATATCTATGACTTAATGTGTCAATTGGTACATAATCAAATTTTACTAACCAACTTCTATCTCTGCCATTGCCTGAAGTGTCTTCAGCATTATTGATATCAAATATTGCATTTGTAGATACATCATTATTTGATATAACATAAAAAGCATTTTGACTTGGATTATATCCTAATGCAAAACTTTGTTTTAAATTTATAGCATTTGTAATTGCAGTAACTTCAGTATCATAAAATGCTTTTCTCAATGTAGAAATAATTTCTACACCTTGCCATCCTTCAGGAACACTTTCACTTAATGCAATAGGTCCTATAGATGTTGTAGCATTACTAACACGTTTGCCGTTGTCTCTGATACTCTTAACTTTAACCCATTTATTATCTGTAATATTTGTAGGGTTTTGAAATTTTATTAAATGTCCTGGCTGTATAAGTGTTAAAGCCGGGTTTGCAATATTTACATCTGTAGTTGTACCACTTTGTGTAAATGTTTCTGTTAAATATCCTGTTGTATTAACAGCAGTCTTAGGCAATGTATGCCATATAATGCCGTACAAAGATAAATTAAATTTATTTGCTTCTCTTACTAGCCACTTGTCTCTAAAGTTACTGTAAATAAAATCGTTAAGTTCCAACTGCTTTAAGTATGTTGGGAATAATTTTGTAATTTGTTCGTTAGCAGTATTGTTATTATCTATGATAAAGTTTTTAGATATATTACTATCTTCAATAAACAATGCGCCATCTTCTGCTAATGTATTTGTTGTTTGGAATGTACTAGTAGGATCTGTAATATCAATATATCTACTATGTCCTGCATGTGTTCTATTAGTTACTTTAAGTTTTGAAATGTTTGTACTTTTACTTAAAGGTAGCACTTGGTAATCCTGTGCTGACACCATTCTGTCTTGAGCATAAAAAGCCTGTGGTGCTCTTTCTTTAATACCAGCTGTTGTTTCTGCTGGTAAACTATTATTAACAGCATTTTGTAATCTCATTGTAACTGTTAAAACATGTTGAACTCCGTTTGCATTATTGTAAGGAATATCTAATGTAACGTTACCTACGTCATCAGGCTGTATTTGAAATCTTTCTGCATCACTTGTTCTGTAATAAAATTTAAACGACCCTATAGGAACCTGTGCAAAGTTTCCGTCTGCAAAGTTTAAAGTAATACCACCATCGCCTCTATTTTGGATAGCATATAAACTTGAACTACCTGTTGCTTTAGTATTATATTGTAATGTTTGCCCAACTGTATTAGGCACTTTAATCCATTTTGTTAATGTGTTACCACCGGCATCTACTTGTTGTAAATAGCAATCAGTCTCGTTAATATCTTCTGCATTAATATCTACTGTTCTATTTTCAACAGGCTCTATAAAGTTTAAGTCCGCAGTTTGTAATACACCTTGTCTAAACATAAAAAAGAAGCCGTTATTTTTACTGCTTAATCCTAAGCCATCGTTTCTGTGAATCATACCAAAGTTATTTGTAGCATCTGGATGCCTTTCAAATATTGCTTTGTTATCTGTAAAGTCTGCATTTACAATATCAAAATCTCTACTGATACCGTTGATGCTTGTTTTGAATGCATGTGTTACTGGATTGTTTACTGGTGTATTGATTTCATACAAGTCTGTTACTATGTCATCTATAGTTCCTGTCTTAATAGGCTTGCTGAATCTGTTTACACTTCCAAATGCACTATTTAAAATTGTTATAAATTGTTCGTACGCATCTGAGTTATTAGCATCATTCCAATTAACTGTTCTTGATTGTAATTGGTTGCCTAAACTATCTGTTAAATCTTCAGTACTTGCAATACTAGTAACTTTCATAAGACCACTTGCCGCAATGTTACGTTTTGGATTGTATCCTAATTGTCTTGCAAGTTTAAAAACACTATCTTTTCTTTCTGCTGTTTCTAAAAAGTTCTCTCTAGTGTTTACGTCCATTCTAAATGCAATACTCTGTGCCAAGTATGCAAGTAGTTCTATAATAGCAATAAATTCAGAACTTTCAATATAGTCATTGAAGTTTTCTGGGAAATTGGATTTGATATAATCTACCATTGCTGAACGCATGGTGTCAAAGTCATATGCTTGGAAGTCTACTTGGCTGTATGCCTGATAGGCTACTTCCCAATCTTCTGCCGCAAATAAATTGTTTTGTCTATTGTTTACTGCCATTGTTAAATCTCTACGTCTGTCCTAGCATATTCAAGAAATAATCTATCCTCGTCTAGGGTTGGCAAAAACTTTAACTGTACTTGTACTCGAATTAAGTGGTCTTGTGTTTGAGTAAAAACTTCGTCAATCTCTACTCTCGGATCTTTTTCTATAACCCTTTGCACTTCGTCCCTAATTTCTTCGATTACAAACTCGTCTAAAGGATTCATCAATATGTCATATATTGTGGTTCCGAAGTTAGGTCTCATTACTCTTTCACCTTTTCGTGATTTTAGTTCGTTGAGTAAATCTATCTTAATCAACTCTCCGTCTATAAGAGTAAAAGGTGCCCTAACCTTTCCTATTGTACTAAACCCTTTGTAAATGTTTGCCATATCAATATTTATCACTATCAGTTAAAACTAGTTTTAATAAACCACTTTTTGAGCCATTACGAAACCCGCAAGATAAGTACATATAGGAGCAACTAGTCATAGTTGTATTTTTTACATTACACAAGGTAATTAAATGAAAAATGTTTTAGATAGATTTGAAGAAATTGTACAGAAAGCCTATTCGGCAAACAAGCAAATACAAGCAAATAACTATGAAGGATCGACAGGTTATGGTCCTAGATTTAGAAAATTGCTTCATAAAGAAGGAAAGCGAGTTCATTCTTTAGGATTATATGATTATTATACTAAAAAGTATGTCTTATTTGAGATGGTTAATATGGTAGGTCAAAAGAACACAGTTCCGGTTGAGTTTGACTTAATGGAGAGACTCGTAAAGGATGCACAACAAACCTAACTTAATTTTTGTTCACGGCAGTGGACAAAGCCAATTGAGCTATAATTTTTTACAAATATTTTTACCTGAACATAATTCATTATGTTTACAATACAGCACGGCTGAGAATCCAGACAATATTTTAAAAAGATTTAAGTTTTTGGCTGACCAAGAATTTGATGGTGAGCCTGTGAGTATTGTTGCTCATAGTTATGGTTGTTTGTTAAGTACCCTCTTTATCAAAGAGTATAAAAATGTAGATAGATTTATAGCACTATCTAGCCCATGGGCAGGCAGTAGATCCGCCAAGTGGCTAGCATACGTTTTTAGACAAAGTCAACTGTTTAAAAACACCACGCCCGGAAGTTCTCTAATAAAGGCAATATCAGATACTTTACTAGAATTTCCGATAACTAATATTATATCCACCGGAACTTCATCAAATGATGAAGTAGGTATGGGAGCACCTAACGATGGATTATTAACAGTAGAAACACAAAAAGCAGTACCCAATGGATTTAGCGATTGTGAATCTATAGAACTTTCCGTAAGCCATAACGAATTATTATTCTCTATGGATGTTGTGGAAATTATACAGGATAAAATATTCGATGGAACAGCAAATAACACTGAATAATACTCTAGAAGAAGAACTTAGAATTATGTTAGTAGAGGAACGTAAACTTACTAACTCTCTAAGAAAAGAAATTGAAACACTTAAAAAGATGGTTGCTGAAGAGCAAGAAGGCAAATACAGAGCCTACATTAAATTTGCAGATTTACAAAAGGAATTTAATAAAATTTAGAAGTGTCTTTACCAGAAAAATAAATGCCACCTGGAGGAGCCATTCCATCAGTAGCAAAGTATTCGTATTGTTTACGTCTAAGTCTATTTGCTAACACACCCCAACCCATTCCGTTTGCTTTAGGAGTTTCTTGTATATCGTATTCATCCGGCATACCAAATAATGTTGCTTCGTAAACTCGTCTTTGCTTTAGTGTTGGGCGGTATGTAGAATTTGTTATCCATTGTTGCATTAAATTTGGAACTAGTCTGCTTGTATTACCATCACGTATAGAATTTTTTACTGCACTATTATACCAATTCTTTTCTCCTACACTATTACCAAATAGTGTTAATGCAAGTACTTCATTTCTAGTATGCTTGTTACCCATTAGAGACGATGCAACAATTTTACCTGTTGTACTTAATCCAGCACTACCTAATTGTTTAGAAACATCTGTGGTCATTTGTCCTGTTAGTCTATGTATGATAGTATTCTTAGTTCCTTCAATTGCATAACTTCCATTACCACCTCCAATCTTGTTTAGTCCGTATTTCATTAAACCCGATTCGCTTTCATTCATTATAATGTCTGCATATTCACTTGCTGTTCTGGACATGCCCGGATTTTTAAATCCGCCTTGTGGGTCTAATATTTTACCATCACCGAATATTGTTGCTCCAGCATCAAGTTCGTTTCTATCTAACACATGTCCATACCCAATTACTTTTGAGCCACTGCTATTTGTTGTTGGGCCTGGTATACTATGTCCTGCACTTTGTAAAACTTGTGCTCCAGCATCTGCTAAACCGTTTGTATCCATATTAGATGCTAAACCTTGTATGTCTGTTGGTGCATTTTTTAAACGTGACTTTTTATAAAGTGGTTCACTTGTTTTAGCGTCATACCCAGTTCCTACATCAATTGAACCGTCTTTTTGAGATACAACTGCAGGTGCTGTGTCGCTTTGTACAATAGCCGCTGGAGGTGTATTTTTAGTAGCAGTATCTGATTGTTTCATCTTAGCAGGATCTTGTGTCGTTGCTGTTGCGGCGGCATGTCCTGCCCAAGGTTCTCTAGTTGGTATAACATTTAATATACTGTTAATAGGTTCTGCCTCTCCGGTACGCTCTCCTTCTGTGGGTAATGGATTACCTTCACCTGGATTCCTTTCGTCATACACAAATTCTGGTTTGCCTACTGGAACATCATCTACTTGCTCTGTAGCAAATGCTTCAACAACTACGGCTTGGTCAGCCTGTTCGGCACTTCCACCATTGTTGAGATTAACATTACTACCTAATACATTATTATTGCCGCCTGCTTGTGAATTAATTTGTCCACTAGCATTCTCCATAATTTCGCTACCACTTATTTTATGAATGTTACCAACTCTTAAATGCCCGTCTTGTCCGGCCTCTAATTTATAATTTGCATCTGCTTTGAGATTAAACTCTTTACCTACGGTAGTATTAAAATTATTTGTTGCTAAAAGTTCAACACCTTCACTTGCTTCTATTTTAATAGTACCTAATTCATCTTCGCCATATACACCAGCACGAATGTTAATTTGTTCTCCTGCTTCGAAGTTAATATTTCTGTCTGCTCTAAAGTTAATGTCTTGTGTAGAACGCATATTAATATTTTCATCACTGAACACATGTATGCTACCACTCTCTGCCATTTCAACCCATGCAGTTCCTTTACTGTTTATAATGTAGATAATACCATTGGTATCATCCATTAGTATTTGATTACCTAATGCTGTTCGTAAACGTATGTGCCTTTGATCCAAACTGTCATCCATAACAAATTGGTGACCGCCTCGTCTGTTTGTTCCATCTTTTTTGCCTGTTATTAAACTTGGTTCTTCTGGACCAGGAGTTAATATACCATATACTTGTGAAGGACTTTCTCTCCTTGCACCAGCAGTTGTTACACCTCTAATAGGGTCATTAATTAATCCTTGGTCTAAAATTGATTTTGCAAATATGTGATGTAAAGGTCTAGAAGCATTCTTACCATGGTCTGGATCATCTTCTTTTTTATTTTTTTCTGCAACTGGTAAAGGCAAACTGCTACCATATGTTGTTCCTGAAGGAATACCCGGAACCATGTTTTGCATTTGATCTGGGAACATACACCCTATTACTATAGGATTCTTTTTCTTACCATCTCCAAAAATAACTAATACAAAGTTACCTGGATCAGGTGGTACCATCCACATACCATATGTTTTTATTGTTTGGTCATAACTTTTTACATTCTTTCCTATTTTTTCACTAGGTGTGCTTCCTGCAAACGGAGAACTCCAATATGCATTATAATAACCATTTGGATCATCTCTGTCTTTAGCCAACATAGGAATGTACACAGGAATACGACCACTATGCGTATCATCTTTTGGTCTTACAATAACTTCAGCCAAGTAGATACCGTGATCCAACTCTGCATTTTCTCTTAATTTCTCTACAGGGTTTTTACGCCTGTGTTTAAAAAAGTCTGGTGTATAACCCATTAGTTATTGTCTCCACGTTTTACTAATACCTGTGTGTTACTTATAAATTCTAATTTTAGTTTGTACATTTTTACAAACTCGTTTACGGCTTGCACTACACCGGGCCACCCATCTTGATAATCATCAAACACAATTATGCCATCTTCTTTTAAATATTTTAATGAAAACTTTGCATCGTTTAATGTAGCCAAATATTTATGAGTGCCGTCGATGTATATCATATCATACATTATGCCTAATCTTCTAATTACAGCATTTCCGTACTCATTGTAGAATACAACGTTATCATATTCTTCTAATCTCTTTTTGGCATAACTGTCTATGCCTGGCTTTGGATCTATACCTGCTGAATGTATAACACTATCAGCATGTAAACATAAATTTTCGCTCATCCAAACTGTGCCTGAGCCTATGCCTGTGCCTAATTCGAATATAGTTATTGGCTTATTTGGATCTATGCGTTTGTTTAAAATTTGTGTGCTCCACACATCACCGTTGTTTGATAATTTAAAGTATTCGTACTCTTTTAATAATTGGTCTATGGGCGTGTTGTTTTCAGTTATGAAGTCCATATAAGTCTCTAACTCTTTGAGTTGTTTTTCGTTAGACATTAATCATCGCCTCCATCTTGTGCCGCAATATAGGCAAGAGCCGCCGCTTCGGCTTCAGCGTTTTGTCTATTTCTAGTTACTGCTAATTCCTGTCGTCTTTCTTCTTCGGCGTTATATGCCACTGCTGTCATATCAAATTTACTTAGAGATAAACTAGTTTCTTTAGGTGCTTTGTCAAAATCAACTTTAAACTGTCCCCCACTGAAGCCGCATGTTACTGAAACTATTCTGTATACTCCACTTATAAAGTATGACGTTTGTTCTTTAGACATGTAACCTGAGTTAGCATCTTCATCATTGTAATCAGGATCCCTAACTCTAGGAGTTTGCATTGTGAACAAAAAGAAATTATCACTGCCTACATATTTAATGCCATCTTCTTTTTCTTTATCTGATTCTTTGTCTTCTTCTAGTGCTTTTCTCGGCTTTACTGCCTTCAATGCCTCTGTTCTAGTAGTAGGCGGACCTAAAAAATAAGGATCTCCTCTTACTGATAAACCTAAGGAAATTAATATATCTGCATTATTGACATTTTGGTACATGTAACCAAACAATGTTGCGGCGTTTGTACCATCACTAGTATCACCACTCGTAGACACAATACTAGGGCCGTACACAAAACTTGTTCTAGGTTCTGGGCTTATACCATTAGCGGCATTTCTTATTGAGTTTAGTTTTCTTTGTTGTGCTACATAGTTTTGGCTTTCACCTATAGCAGTCATGCTACCGCCAGATTCATCTATTAAATCTGCACTATATATAAAGCCACTTGGATCTGGATTATAATCTGTGTCTATTTTTCCGTCTTCTGAACCGGTGCTGGTGGCATCAATGTTGTTATAACTGCTTGGGCTAAAAGGTTTTTTGTTTTGATGATAGCCAGTAAATACCATCGCCTTTGCGGCGGCGTCTACTCTTGCTTTATCTTTAACAAAGTCTTCGAACTGATCGTCACTCATTCTCAAATCGCTTTGTAGTTTTCTTTTGAAAGCCTCATCATTTTTAAGTTTGTCTTTAAAGTCTGGTGCTTGGGCATTTGCTATATCTTGATTGTCCGCTGTTCCGGAGGGATCTTGATTTGGATCTGTATTAGCGGAATTATTATTAGAACTAGTACTCATGTCTCCTAACTTACCACCTCCCGGTGCACCAAGTAAAACTTGTCCTGCATTATATTGTATATCTGCATTTAATACTTGGTCATTTAAACCTGTGTACAAATAGTGATATGCTTTTTTAATTTTTAATTCTTGTACACGTTTTGTAACTTGTTCTTTGGTAGTGCTATCTTCACTAGCATTAACTGGAGTACCGGTGGTTTCATAAATCTCAGGTTTATAAGTAACACGTTTAGCATACTTCATTCTTTTAGTATCAAAACCTATATACTCTATATCTGCATTTATTCTGTACCAACGCACAAATGTTTGATTTAAGTCCAATCCATCTTCGTCTATGCTGTAATCTCTGAAAAGTTTTTTCCTACTAACACCTTCAAGAAAGTCATCACACATCACAAACATAGTAGTAAAGAACTGATTCATGTTAGTTCCTTCCTTCATATTAATTTGCTGGTTATTTATAAATCCTCTTTCTAATGTAATTCCACCGTCTAGACTTTCTGGATTATCTTCTAATGCTTTCTCAAAATCTTTTTTAGATTTAATACCCATGGATTGTGCATTTATTAATCTGTTTACTTGTTCTGCATTTCTTCTATTGCCTTTATTATTGCCTTGCAATAAACTTGTATTTTTTATTATTGATGTAACCTGCGATAAATCAAACACAATTTCATCATGTATTTCTTCTTCATGCAGATTATCTTGTTTATATTTTTCAAGACCTTCTGTTAAAGCCGTAGTCATATCTTCTATAGTTTTACCTTGCACATTCATGTCTTTGGGTAGTTTGTAATAAAAGTCGTTGAATGCGGGTGAATTTCCAATTGGACATTCAAATTCATAATCACTACCATGGTGATCAATGCTAACAGATACTTTTGCTATAATTAATTGATATATAAATGGTCCTGCGATTGTTACTGGCTTACCACCAGCATCTATATCATCTATATCATCTTCATATCCTTGAAAATTAATTTCTAGGAACATTGGAACATCTGCATACATGTAATGTCCTAAATGCATTTTTGCTATTTGTATTTGGTCTAGTAAGTCTGCGGCGCCTGGTTGCTTTAATGTAAATGCCGCTCTAACGCATGTGCTATTTCCTGTGGTTGCTGATGACACAAAGGATAAATCTAAATTGTCTATTTGTACACCAGTTACACTTGTTTGTGCGATAACAACTGTGTCTTCCGGAGCCGCCGCTTTGGCTCCATTTAACCAACCACCACCTGTGGCAGTCTCGGCTCTAATCATGTAAAGTTTTAAATTGTAAGAAGTGTTTTGGAAATTATCTAATAGATTACCTTGAACCAAGCCAAGATATCTATCTTCAACTGGAATAGGTTTCTTTTTTTCTTCGTCTTTTTTCTTGCCGAATCCGAATAACATTATCCAATTACTCTATTAATAGTTTCTTGTGTAGGTATGCGAATTATCTTACCAGCAGTAAAGTCCTCTAATGGGTCTACTAATTTATCTGGGTTTCTTAATGCAAAAACCCACCACAGATTTGCGGTCCCATATAATTTATATGCTAGTAAATCAGGTCTATTCTCATATCTAGATTCTATTGTATAGGTATCATCGTCTAAGGATTTTGGAATTTTAGGTAGAGAGTTAATGTCCAAGTAAAAATCATTTACTGGTGCATTTCTTAAAAAACTGTCTTTGCTGTGATAATTTGCCATTAGATAAATCCGTCTTTATATCCTTTGCCACTAGTAACATTACTTAAATCAAATCTTTTTCTAAGTTTCTTGTATGTGTACTGCGGTGCCATCTCAATCATTATATCTGTTTCGGTAGGCATGTAAGTTGTTGTACCGTTGTATTCAACAGGAACATAATCAACTCCATCGGGTAACTGAAAGTTATATGAACGTATCACTACTGGTACTTTATGGAATCCATATTCTCCTAGATATTCAAATATCAATACTGGAGGAGGTGTACCATAAGTTCCTGTTTTAACTGAAGAGTCACCATAAAATGCTTTAGTCACTGTTCTTAAAAAATGGAAAACTGCTAACAAGTATTGTGCTTCTTCAGTTGTATTTGCTGTCCATTGTCCTTGCATAGGCAAAGTAGGAGGTCTACTGTTCATGTATGTATAGAATGGATAGTTGGAGCCATGTTGCATTGCTTCGTTGTAGTCAACACTTGCTTGTAAATATAAGTTAGGAGTATATGGAAAAACAATGCCGCCTCTATCTTTTAAAGGTTGTAATATAGACTTTTGGTCTTTTGCACCTTCTTTGGCGCTTTTTATACCGTATGCCCAATCCTCACCACCTTTCTTAGGTCTGATTCTTGCTCTCCAGTCTTGTTTTTTGTTTGCTCGGTCATCGTTACTAGCAGTAATAATCTCATTTAAGTCTGCTGGTCCTACACTATCGTACTGAGTTAACGGTTCGTAAAATTCACTTTGTTTTCGTTCGTTGTCCATATTGGGTCTCCTAATAGTATTTATCATGATAAATAAAAACATACTTTAATTATTATAGTCATTTTACAAATAAGTTGACAAACACTTATAAATGTGTATAATACAATATAAACGAACTATAGTTTTGAGGAGAAATTTTATGGTACAACCAAAAAGAGTGAACTATCTTAATAATAAAGATATTCTAAAACAGATTCATAAAAGCAAATTATCTTATTGTTGTGTAACAGATGATAAATTTGCTCATGTTGACTTAATAG